GCCGGCACGTCCGCCGAGGGTCAGGCCGCCGCCATGCTCCAGATCACGCAGGCGATGGGCTCCGGCGTGCTGCGCGGTGAGGAGCTGAACTCGGTATTCGAGCAGGCACCGACCATCATTCAGTCGATTGCGGACTACCTCGGCGTATCGGTCGGTGAGATCCGCAGCATGGCGCAGGAGGGCGAGCTGACGGCGAGCATTGTCAAGTCCGCGCTGCTGTCCTCGGCGGAGGAAACCAATCAGAAGTTCAACGAGATTCCGCTCACCTGGTCGGACGTCTGGACGCAGGCCAGCAACATGGCGATCATGGCCTTGCAGCCGCTGCTCGAAGCCATCAACTGGGTGGCGAACAACATCGAGGTCATCGGCCCGCTGGTGCTTGCGGCTGCGGCAGCCTTTGCGCTGTTTGCGGTGGCGGCGAACTGGACGAAGATCTGTGCTGCGGCTACGAAGGCGCTGACAGCCGCGCAGAAGATGCTCAATGCCGTGATGTCGCTCAACCCGATCGTGCTGATTATCGGCTCGATCATCATTCTGATCGGCGTGATCGCGGCATACATCAACTACACGAACCGGGCAAAGAACGAAACGACGAGCGCCGTCGGCGTGATCTGCGGCCTGTTTGCGATGGCAGGCGCGTTTGTCTACAATATGTTCTATCTGCCGGTCTACAACGTCATTGCCGACCTTATCAACTTCCTCGGCAACGTGTTCCAGCACCCGATTGCGTCGATTGAGATTTTGTTTTTGCAGCTCAGCCAGTATGTCGTCGGTGTCATCCGCGGTATGGTGAGGACGATCGAGAAGCTCATCAATCTTATTCCAGGCGTGAAGATCAATATCACCAGCGGTCTGGACACATTCTACGACAGCTACACCGACAGCATCCAGAAGATCAAGGATCAGTCCGGGTGGACGGAGTACGTGAAGCACAAGGAGAAGATCGAGTATTCGACGGCTTACGCCAACGGTTACAACTGGGGCGCAAACCTCCAGAACAGCATCTCTGAAAAGCTGGGTCTTGACCTGCCGGACGATCCGGCAACGGGTTTGCTGTCCAACATCGCGGACAACACCGCCCAGATTGCGGACGATGTGAGCGTATCCTCGGACGACATCAAGCTGCTGCGCGATATTGCCGAGCGGCAGGTCATCAACAAGTACACCACCGCCGAGATCAAGGTGGAAATGGTCAACCACAACAACATTTCGAACGAGATGGATCTGGACGGCGTAGTCAATCTGCTGGAAGCCAAGGTCACCGAGGCACTTGTCACCAGTGCGGAAGGAGTGCACATCTAAATATGTACGAGTTTTACATGGACGGTGTGCGCCTTCCGGTCACGCCGAGTGCGCTGACCATCAAGATCAGCAATCAGAACAAGACCATCAACCTCATCAACGAGGGTCAGGTGAACGTTTTGAAAACGCCGGGGCTGAGCAAAATCAGCTTTTCGGCGCTGCTGCCGAATCGGGAGTATCCGTTTGCGTGCTACCCGAGCGGTTATCAGCCGGCACAGTATTATATGAGCAAGCTGGAATCGCTCAAGACCGCCTGCAAGCCGTTTGAGTTCTCGGTTATCCGCATAGACGACAGCGGCGAACAGCTGATGAGCGCACAGCCGATGACAGTATCTCTGGAAAGCTACGAGCTTGCCGAGGACGCAGGCAGCTACGGCGTTGATGTCATGGCGAAGATTGAATTGCTGCAATATGCGCCGTACCATACCAAGTCTATCGAGTTCAAGAAAAGCGAGAGCAGCAGCAGCGGCACCAAGAAAGCGACCGTCACGCAGAAGCGCGACACTACGACTGCACCGGCCGGTAAGACGTACACCGTCAAATCCGGTGATACGCTGTGGGACATTGCCCGAGTGAAGCTGGGGAACGGTACTAAGTGGCAGTCTATCTATAATCTGAACAAGGCTGCCATTGAAGCTGCAGCAAAGAAATACGGCAGATCGAGCAGCAGTAACGGCTGGTG